AGAATCAAATCCATCTGATTGCATTTTCAAATCCATTTGTAATTCATTAATGACGTTTTGTAATGAATCTTCCTTACAGATTGTGGTTGTCACAACGGGTATGGGTTTATCATTAAAATACATTAACGAAACTAATACACCAAATAGGGAAATAATCGCCCCGAATGCTAATATACTTGTATCTCTATTTTCCATATTAATACCCTTCTTGTATTTGAAATCCAACCATATATGTTAACCACCTAACAGTTAACCCCCAAGATGGTGAGTAGACACCAGTCTCAAGAAACGTTTCTTTATTATGAAAGAAAACAATTGTTGGTAAGATAAACCAATGATGCTTCTTGTTATAAACAAAGAAATCTTTAAGATATATTTTTTTCTTCATTTTATTTATTTTTTTATAATGTAACAACCTGGAGGTAAACCCGAGTCATCATTTGTATACCTTAAATTAATGTCTAATTGTTGATTGGTTACGGGATGGTTTAAGAATTCAGGTATGTCTCTTTGTTTAAAAAATACTCTAATTGCATCTAAGGATTCATATAGACCAGAATCATCAAATATAATGTATCCACCTGGTTGTACCTTATCGTATAATTCTTCTAAAGTTTCTAGTGTGGCGGAAAATGCATCCACATCTATTCTTAATAATGATACTTTTTCTATTCCAGATGTTGGTAGAGTATCTTTAACAAATCCTTTTAAAAATTTAATTCGTTTGTCATCACCTAATCCGTATGTTTTAAAGTGTGATTGAACTTCCTCTAAACTAATGGCTATCGGACCAACAGAATTGTGTGTGTATTGATCTGTATGTCTTTCCCTATCATAACTATGTTTAGCAATTTCAATAGGTTGGAACCCTTCATATGAATCACATACCCAAATATTTTTATCCTGAAAAACATGACTTAAAAATATTGAAAATCCACCCCTCCAAACACCACACTCTACTATATCCCCATCTACTTTGGATATTTCAGAATGATGGTTGAATATCGTTTTAAATTCATCGGGGCGAACCATCGTAATTTTGTTATCAATTAGATGTTTTATCAAATCTTCATAACTTGTAATTGTATCCATCTTATTTATTTTTTTTAGGTTTTCTAATGTAATCCAATATAATGTTAAATGACCCAAGACTAATTACTCCCCACCCAAAATATTTAACCAATTCAGGGTCAGCACCTTTTAATCCATATTTTTCAATTAAGATTCCCGTAAGAATCAACATCACATAAATGACTTGTTTTATTTTCATATTCAATATTTTTACTAATATACGGAATTATTATTAAAAATCCAAATAATTATCAATATGGTACACATTAATAATCAAAGTTTTCCAGCCGAATATCTAACCACATCAGAAGAGAAACAAAGAGGTATGATGGGTAGAGATAGTTTAGAGGGTTGTATGGTATTCAAAATGGGTAGAGGCCACCATACGTTTTGGATGAAAAATTGTTTAATACCACTTGATATTGTGTTTGTTATGAATAATCGAATCAGTCACATACACCCGAATTGTGAAGTTCCTGATTCACATAGAATGAACCCGCCGAAATACACTGGTATGGGTGACCACATTATTGAATTCCCCGCGGGAACATCCAAAAATTGGAGAGTTGGTGACCGAGTTGCTATGTATTTGGGGACTCCTCAGAATCCAGTACGACCATCTTATTCATAAACTCATACTTCACTCTTGGTTTTACCTTTTCAAACACCCAAAAATAACTATGGTATTTTCTTGCGTGTTCTTGTTTAGTCCATTTGGTACCAAAACTATTAATTCTCACGTTTGAATTTAAAATAAACAAATCTCTTGGGTAGAACCCTATTTCCATGGCCATATTCATAATCAAACAATGTGAGAAGTGGTTCTTACCACCGGATACCGTGTCTTGACATTTCATGACCACATGACCACCTTTCTCACAAATTCTGTATAATTCCTTCAACGTGTTGTAATAGTTGACTGTGAGGTCGTTATATGTGTTGTAACCCTCAAACCTTTTAGCCATAATAGAACTACCATCTTTATTATCTCTATAGGTTTTACCAGCAATAACAAATGGAGGGTCGTACATTATATTTTTCATTGATCCGTCCCCAAATGGTAAATTCTCAGAACTTGCTTGAACTACGTCTTCATTCACAGGATACAAATCAGATTTAAACTTTGGGGATGGTAGGTCTTTCCAAAATGCTCCCTTAGAATAGGTACAATCCAAATCGAATTGTTCTATATTATATAAAAACATAATGTTTTTAATCGTGTCAAAATTTGAATTGTAGACACTTTTTACTGGTTTGAAATCTTTATCCATTACTTCTATTGATTTTTTGTTTAAAATTGTTTATACTTTATTAAAATATAGAGAATAAATTTCAATAAAACAAAATATTTATAAAAAAACAACAACTATGGGATGCGGATGTAAAAAACCAAAACAAGAACAACCTACTCAACCTCCGGTTTCGATTAGGTTAACAGAAGTACAACAAACTGCGAGTCAACCAACTCCACAAGCAACAAGTACTAATAATCAATAATTAATATTATATCATCTATTCTTAGGTGATATTTTTTATAATAAGGGTATATAAAAATTTATATATATAATACAATATGAAAGTAGAAATGAAATTAACAAGTGTACATGTCTTAGATGGTATTTACAAAAAATTTAAAATAAACGCAATAGATGGTAGCATAAATCTTCAAAAATTAGTAAATCGTTCTTTGGATTTATATGTTAAAGATGAAAAATTTAGAGACACGATTAATAACTATACTGATTTAGCAGTAAGTGGTTCAAAATATTAATATGAGTAAAAAGAAAATTTTATTATTATCAGATGATTTAAGAATGACAAGTGGTATTGCCACCATGTCAAAAGAGATAGTACTTGGTACTGTTGATAAATTTGATTGGGTACAATTAGGTGCAGGTATTAACCATCCTGAAAGTGGAAAGGTTGTAGATTTAAATGATGATGTAAGAAAACGAACTGGTGTTAATGATGCTAATGTTAAAATTTATGCCAATAATTCATATGGTGACATTTTTTTATTACGAAAATTAATTAAAGATGAGAAACCAGATGCAATTTTACATTTTACAGATCCACATTATTGGGAATGGTTATACGATTCTGAACATGAAATAAGACAACTCGTACCAATTCTATATTATCACATTTGGGATAACTTACCAGACCCATCTTATAATAGAAATTATTACGAAAGTTGTGATTGGTTAGGGTGTATTTCTAAACTAACATATGGTATTGTTAGTAGGGTTGGGGGTTTGACAACCAAACCTTCTTTTAAACCACTAGAAAAATGGCAAGTTAGTTATGTACCACATGGTATTAATCAAAATCTTTTTAAACCATTGGATAAAATATCTGATGATGTTAAAACACTTGTGAATGGGGATAAAGAATATGATTTTATTTTATTTTATAACAGTAGAAACATAAGAAGAAAACAACCATCTGACGTAATTTATTCATACAGAAAGTTTTGTGATAAATTAACTAAAGAACAATCAAGTAAGTGTCTTTTATTAATGAAAACGAATCAAGTGGATAATAACGGTACTGATTTAGGTGCTGTGGTTGATACATTATGTAAGGATTATGATGTTAAAATTTTTGAAAATAAAATAGAACAAGAGACATTAAATGAATTGTATAATATTTCTGATTGTACAATAAACATTTCAAATAATGAAGGGTTTGGTTTGGGTACAACTGAAAGTTTAATGTCGGGAACACCAATCATTGTTAATGTCACTGGTGGTCTACAAGATCAATGTGGATTTCCTTTAACTGCAGATGATTATATTGAGGTTGGTTCGTTACATCAAACAAACAGCGGGGTGACTGGTGAATGGGTAGTACCTGTTTGGCCATCAGCAATTAATTTAAACGGTTCACCAATAACTCCTTATATATTCGACGATAGAGTGAATGATGATGAAGTTGCCGATGCAATTATGACAGTATATAATTGGGGTCGTAAGGAAAGAAAAGAAAGAGGAAAAAAAGGTAGAGAATGGGCAATTGAAAATTTATCATCAAAAATCATGTGTGATAAAATGTCCGAAGGTATTGAAACAACGTTAAAAAACTATAAACCAAAAGAAAGATTTAATTTATATAAAGTAATATGAGTAAACCGATAATTTTATTTAGAGGACCAGTTAAAACAAGAAGTGGTTATGGTGCACATTCAAGAGATTTACTGTGGGCATTAAAAGAAATAGATTTGTTTGATATTAAAATAGATAGTTGTTTATGGGGGTCAACACCATTAACCGCATTGGAGGATGGTAATGAGTTTCATGAATGGATTGAAGAGAATACCGTTACACAATTTAATGGTCTTCCCGAAATTTACATTCAAGTAACTGTACCAAATGAATTTAAAAGACTTGGTAAATTTAATATAGGTGTAACTGCGGGTATCGAAACAACGGTCGCACCAAAAGATTGGATTGACGGTTGTAATGTAATGGATATGATTATTACAACATCAAATTTTTCAAAAGAGGTTTTATTGTCAACTGTTTATAATGAAAATGATAAAAACACAAATAGATTAATTAAACAACATAGAATCGATAAACCTATTAATGTTTTATTTGAAGGTGTAGATAAAAAAATTTATAACAATAATGTAAATGATACTTTTAAATTAGATATTGAAGAGGATTTCGCTTATCTTTTTGTAGGTCACTGGTTAAAAGGAAGTATTGGTCAAGATAGAAAAGATGTTGGTATGTTAATTAAGTGTTTTGCTAATTCTTTTAAAGATGAAATAGATAAACCGGCTTTAATATTAAAAACATCTTCAGCATCATTCTCGGTTAAAGAACGTGAAAATTTAATCAATAGGATTCAAAAAATAGTTGGTGACGATAAAGTACCGGTATATCTTTTATTTGGTGATTTAAAGGATGAAGAGATGAATGATTTATATAACCACCCAAAGGTAAAGGCAATGGTTTCCATAACTAAAGGAGAAGGTTTTGGTAGACCTCTATTAGAATTTACAATGACAGGTAAACCTGTGATTGCATCTAATTGGTCGGGTCACAAAGATTTTTTACCGATGGATTATGCCGCAATGATTGGTGGTAAATTAACAGATGTGGATGTAAGTGCACAGGACAATTTTATAATAAAGGATTCAAAATGGTTTACTGCAAATTACGATGAATTTATTCATGTATTAAAATTAGTCAAATCGAACTATGATGAGTTTTTGATTAAGTCTGAAAAATTAAGAATTATGAATTCAGAAAAATTTACATTAGACAAAATGAAAGAACTTTTAAAATCTTATATGGAACCACATTCAATTATTTCAAAACAAATTAATTTGATGTTACCTAAATTAAATAAAATTAAATAATATGCCAAGGAAAAAAAAGACATCAACTAAGGTTGAACTTGAAAACACCATTCAATATTTTAGTCCATGTGAATGGGTAGTACAATTTGACAACGACGAACCAGTTGTCTTTACCGAGGCGGATGAAAACTCAACGAACAAAGAAGTTATAATCACATTAGGTAATGATAGTAATTCATATATAAAATTTACAGATCCAAACACAGGTAAGTTTTTTAAATTATTTGCTAGAGAAAAACTATCATGAAAAAATTTATATTTTTTGAAGGGATGGTTAAAGATACCTATGTGTTTAATAACATAGATACTGTTAACGTTGCTGGTGGTGTAAGGACATTAAGGGCAATGTGGACTCGTGAGGCGAATGAAGATTTAAATCAACATCATGGAATTGACGCGGAAGCCGAACTAACAAGAATAATGTCAGAAGAAATTGCGAGAGGTATTGATGAAGATGTAATAAGAACAATAACAAGAAGAATAAATGGTGGTGATAATCATGGTATTGATTATCTAAATCATTGGTTAAGAATAGGAGACAATAGAGCATGAAATGTGACAGACATATTTGGGACACGGATGATATAGAATGGTGTTGGAGGTGTGAAGAATTGACAGCAAATGAATATAAAAAAAATCTTAAAAAAACTATGAAGATACTTGTAACTGGCGGTGCGGGTTTTATTGGTTCAAGTTTAATTAAGCTTTTAATTAAAGAAGGATATATTGTTCATTCATTAGACAATTACAATAGTGGATTACATGAGAATGAAATCA